CTTTCAAGTGTGTGGAGTAATCGGGCTGTGGGTTATTGCAGTAACCCACCAGCCAACTTAAACGAATCCCAAAAGTTTTTTATTGCCGTCACTGGCAAGGGATTCATGCAACCAAAAATCGTGTGTGGAGACAGTTATGGGCTACTGGAAGTTTACGAATGCTGAGGCGTTAGCAGCATGGGAAAAGACGCGTGCTGATGAAGCGCAGATGCGTAAAGAAGCGGCGGAGCTGACTTCAATACTGGGCGGAAAACCCGTATTCAAAAGCGATCTGACGCGCTCAACCTTCTACGGTGTGAATTTTGATGCGGCACCTTACCTGGCAAAAGAGTTATGGACAGTGCCAACCGGTAACACCGGCTATGCGTCCTGGCCTAAAGCACGCCCTCCTAAAGGCATGAAAGAAGAGCATGCAGCAGTGAAGAAGCTGTGGAGTGAGCATTACCCGAAAACCCAAGTCAGTAACGACGAATTTTATGAATCCATTGGCCTGGACTGGGGAATGCTAATTCTGTGTGGAATCACACTATTTCGTCATGGTGACGCTATCTACGTTCAGACAGGCGCAACGCCTAAACCGGACTTTGGTGCAGTAGAGATCGTTGGTAGCGAGTTTGATAAAGCACGCAGGGAGTACAGCGATGCAAAAGCCTGATGACCATATCACCGTAGGCATCATTACCCTGCCCTACAGCCATATCCTGAACGGCTGGATAATGCCTGATGGCTCGGTAATCAGTAATCCCATCAAGGCGCAGCGTGAAGCTGAGCGGCTTAATAAAACCATCAACATCACCATCCATTGAGGGCCAGCAACATGCTTTCTTCTAAATCGAATAAAGAAGTCGTCGCTGCTGGCCACCAGTTCGCCAAAAGCATCGGTAAAGAAACCTCTCTGCTGGAAATGGCAAAGATGGTGAGTGATTTGGCTACGCGTCTTGATGTTGCCACCGTCCGCGCCAGCCTGATGGCTTCAGAGGTTCTGCGCATCAACAGCGTGCTTCCTGACACCATTACAGCCCTGCAGGCTGCAGGCGCAGACCTGACGCTGATTGATGACCTGAATGCAGCACTTGCTACGCCAGCCTGTGATCAGTGGATTCGCACACTGCGCGGTGAAACACTCGGTGAGGCGCGCCGGGCAGTAGCAACTATGGGGAACCACCAGCTGCCTGGCACTTCACAAGCGATCAACATCATCTCCCAAATGGCAATGGATTTACTCCGCTCACGCACTGTAACGCTGAAGGTGGTGTCATGAAAAAGGTCGCCCAATTCCGGCGCAGCACCGGGGCGAATGCCGGATTCAGTGAAAAGTTAGCCTGGCAGTTATCAAAAGGCCCGGCAACGGGCCGGGAGCTGGCAGAACGCCTCGGTATGACCCTCAGTGAGTTCAACCGTTTGGTCCTTCACATCATGCGGCGCGGTGGTGAAACACTTCAGGTTGAGGCATCCAATCAGGTCTGTCTCGGTGGCGGATCAATTGATCGCACTTACACACTGGTCAGAAATCCGCGCCGTGTTGCTCCCCCGCCATGCAAGCCAATGGTTATCAACTACAGCAACGACCGTTCTGAAGAGGCTATTAAGCGCCATCGTGAAGCAGCTGCTCGCCGTGCTCGTCTGATTGCCAGCGGGCTGTATCTGGAATGCATGGGTTAAGGAGAAGATTCAATGAGCATTAAGCCCTTAGAAGTTAAACGCGACCAATGTGGCTATTGGTCTCATCCAGATTATCTGGCGTTCTGTGATGGTCGTGAATTTATCCCTACCGCTGAGTTTGATCAGTGGATGTCCGAGCATGATTTGCAGTGGAAGGTTGAGTACCGTGATGAAGACATGATCGACCCCACTGTAAATGGTTGCGATATCTCTGCCTGGCAACCTGAAAGCCCTGAAGGTGAAGGCTGGTTTGTTGGCTCCATCCATGACACTGAAGACGGTGCGGTTTGTATTTGGCTGCGTGCCGGCAAGGATGGTGCGTGATGGAAAGAACAAATAAAGGTGAAATCATCATCGGGCCAATTATGGACTTGCGCTTAAAACCAGGCATTGAGCGCACACGTAATGGAAGCATTCAACAGTTCGGTCCTCGCATCGTTAAAGGCGGAAAAGAAATTCAGGCATGTGACTTTTCTATTAAACCAAGTGAAAGAAACCACTATGCACTTGAGATTGACGGTCAATGGATGTGGGTTAATGGCTGCGGTCACTGCAATCAGAATGGCGAAAAAATGTCTTATGTGGTTTGCGATGAGCACGACCGTTGTCAGTGTTGCAAAGTTAAGCGTGGTGAAGCAACTACAACGCCTCCTCGTAGTGAGTGGGATAGAGGTGGTGCAGTATGGGGTTCGCGTGATGACAACGGTGTATGGGGGTGGATGTGCCATGCATGCTACGAAGCTAAAGAGGCTGACAAGCGTTCTGAGGCGCTCGCAAGAATAGTCCCTGATGAAGATTACGACGAATGGGATTTCTATCATGCTGACTCAGCCAAATGCCCCTGGTGCAGCGCAGAGATTTGCACAGATGAAAGTTACGATGCTGATGATGAGTCTCATGAATGTGATGAGTGCGGGCATTCGTTTTCCTTAACTGCCGAGCATTCAGTTTCATGGACCACCAAGCGCGTGGAGGGAGATTGATGGAGCGGCCAATCCTCGATATGTGCTGTGGTTCCCGAATGTTCTGGCTCGACAAGAAAGACAGCCGCGCGATATTCGCAGACATTCGAAAAGAGTCACATGTGCTGTGTGATAACCGTGCTTTGCATATTAACCCCGACATCATCGCTGACTTCCGTTCTTTGCCTTTTCCTGACTGCAGCTTCGCACAGGTGGTGTTTGATCCACCCCACCTGGACCGCGCTGGAGAGAACGGCTGGATGCGAAAAAAGTATGGTGCGCTGGATAAACAGAATTGGCGCGATGACCTCCGTGCTGGTTTCAGTGAAGCATTTCGTGTTTTGCGGCCACACGGGACGCTGATTTTTAAATGGAATGAGACACAGATACCGGTAAGCCAGGTAATCGCCCTAACCGAACAGAAGCCAACCATCTGGCAGCGTACCGGCAAAGGCGACAAAACCCATTGGATTATCTTTTTGAAGGAGGCAGGCTAATGCCTAAATCCGCCGCCGAACGCAAAGCCGCGCAGCGTGCCAGACAGGCCGCTGCCGGTGTGCTGAAAATAGAGCTGGCGCTGGATAGTCAGGAACTGGAGATGCTGGCGCAGAACTGCGCCGCACGCCGCCCCGGTCGTGAACCGTATGAGCTGAACGAGTACATAGCGTTGCTCATTCGACAGGACGATGCACGGGTCCGTAGCCGGTTCAGGGCGATGAGTAAGCGCCAGTGTGGTAAGTGTGGTGACAATCTTCCTGTGCAGGATTGCCCGTTGAAAGAAGAGTCAGCCTGTTGGGTTCGGCTGGGCTGGCACGAAACAAAACTTAACGCGTGACATGTCACATTGATTAAAAGCCTGATGCAGCAGGAATGTGTGGAGAAACTATATGTCTGATATCAATAACGTAATTATTTCTGATGCCGATATCGAAAAATTAACCGGCTATAAAATCCCGTCTAAGCAGTGCCAGTGCTTGAAACAGGCAGGTATATTTTTCGTCGTCCGCCGTGATGGTCGCCCGCGGACAACTTGGCAGCATTTCAATGACCCAATATCGTCGCGCAAAGCCCCAGAAATGAATCAACCTGAACCCAACTTCGGAGCATTGGATTAATGGCTCGTGTTCGCAAAAATAGTGCTGATGCCTGGATGCCGCCGCGCGTTTATCGCGGCAAATCAGCCTATGAGTTTCATCCCAAAAACGGAGGCGCTATACGCCTCTGTGCGCTGGATGCAGCTCAGTCCTCAGTATGGTCGGCATATGAGGCGCTGATCAATGAAATACCTGATGACAAGCTGCTGGCGTCACTGGCTGAGCGTTTTTTCAAATCGGCTGATTTTTTTGAGCTTGCTCGTGAAACGCAGCGGGATTACCTGAAGTATTCAAAAAATGTTTTAGCTGTCTTTGGTGCCATGCCCTCAGATGCAATTCGTCCTGAACACGTCAGAAAGTACATGGACAGACGCGGATTGAAAAGTCGAGTTCAGGCCAACAGGGAAAAGGCGTTTATGTCCCGCATGTACCGCTGGGGCTATGAGCGTGGCATGGTAAAAGGTAATCCGACCAAGGGAGTTAAAAAATTTAAGGAGACGTCGAGAGATCGATATGTTACCGATGCAGAGTATCAGGCTCTGTATTCATGTGCGCCGGACATTGTGAAGATAGCAATGGAACTGGCCTACCTCACTTGCTCCCGACAAGGTGATGTTCTCGCAATGAAAAAGAGCCAGATCATGGATGAGGGTGTACTGATCAAGCAGAGCAAGACCAGTGTTGCTCAGATTAAGGCGTGGTCACCACGATTTGCTGCAGCAATAAAAATGGCATCTGGACTACCGCTAAAGCCAGGAATGAGCAGTATCTTCATACTCCACCAGCCTAATGGATCGGGCTACACTCGCGATGGGTTTAACAGTCGCTGGAGTGCTGCACGTGAGGCGGCAAAGCTTAAATTTCCGGAGCTTCTTTTTGATTTCACATTCCATGATTTGAAGGCCAAGGGTGTGTCTGATCTGGAAGGGGATTTGTACGAGAAAAGAGCCATAACAGGGCATAAGAACGTGGAGCAGACTGCGGCATATGACAGGAAAATAGTTGTTGTCCCTGTAGTCGGAGGGCAGGCAAAAGGGAAGTAATATTAGGAAGAGGTATTAGGAATAATAATTCAGATACAAAAAAACCGCCTCTAAGGGGCGGTCATACGACACTGCTTATCATTGATTTTATTGGTAATTCGATATGGTGCCCGGGGCGGGACTTGAACCCGCACAGCCTTACAGCCGAGGGATTTTAAATCCCTTGTGTCTACCGATTTCAC